TCCAGTTACCTGAGACTCCGGACCGTTCTCTGTATCTCCCCATATCCTGTTGAGGGATATGTGGTATCTGAGGACGTAACCTTCTCTCCCGAGGTAACTTGGGAGAGCATCGAGGGTCTTTGGGTTTCGGTATCGTAAACGATACCGGACTCTCATTGACCAGATCTCCAACATGCTTAACCCCCGCTTTGACGCGGAAGAAAGGCAAATTTGACACCAAACCCGGATGACTTCTCAGACGTTGCATTAAGTAGGGCAATTCACGAGTTTCCTCTCTAAGTTCCGGCTCGAAAGCCAGATACCTAAATTGGAATGTCCCGTGAATATTCCTCTTAACACTCGGTTTGAGGCCAAGCAGGCATGCTGCCTCGAAGGAGACTTTCGCACCAGACGTATCAGGGTAGTCGGTAGGAACCACAAGTGGTTCTGTCCCTCTGACCCGCCGAATTTCTTCGACGATGAACGCAGATGCACTCGGTACCTCATACATTTCCCACCTTCGTAGGAGCCCATTAAGAGCAGTGTAGAGATAGGCTTCAGATCGGCGCTTCCCAGCGCCTTTTGGAGACGCCCTTCCGAGATGGAAGGGACGAACGTCGATCCCGCGGTAATAATCAAAACCGCAGGACTCTCTGAAGTTACCTGTCGCAAACGTCTTATCGGAGTTGATAACCAAACCTAATTTGGGAAACACATCCATTACAACCGGATGTAATCTCTCATCATAGATAAGGTCATCGCCGAAGACTGAAATTACAGTTTGCTCGTCAAGCGCACAGTAATCCCTAATCGCTAGAAGTAACGCGAGAAAGACAAGAGTCTGGAGCGGAAAAGTGAAGCCAATTCCCATTGTTGAAAACGTTGGGGTGGCCATCTTCGTCCCGTAAAGGGATATATCCGCTATCCTTCCAAGTTTCAGGGCTGACGCCCATCGACGAGGAAAGATGTCGTCGATCAGCTTGACTGTGATATTATCACTAGCCATTGACTGATCCGCCGTAACGAGAGTTCCCGTTATCGACCCAATCCGAGCTAATTCACCATGCACTGGTTGAAGGTGCTTGATGTCATAGCCGTAGGATCTGAGACGCGCTTCTAAGGTTCTGCCGAGGCCACCTGAGTACAGAGTACCCAGAGTAGTATTAGGCATAATCATTCGAAGTGATTTCCAGGTCTTGTCGACTAGAACGGCCTCGAGGATGTTAACCGAGCGATAGGGCGGCTTCGCGAGAAGCTTGGCCCTCGACCTCGCATATTCCAATGCGGGACGATTCCAAATACCATAGTACTTGTCAAACCACTCGATCTGATCATCCGAACCCGTAATTGGGCCCTCATAACGCGCGCCTTCACAGGCTTTGCGCATGGGTACGCCTACGGACGACTTTTTGCCGAACGTTGCTCTCTCACAGATTTCCAGATCGGAGAATTCTCCGACAATCTGGTCTACATACCCCCTCGCCGAAAACAGGATTTCCCTTGTTAAAGGGTCGTCTTGTCCGGGTTGAAGGTTCGACAATCGTGCCTGATTCTCTAAGAATTTCTGCTTAGATAAATCACGCAACTCGATTGGAGTGTAGAGGTCCTGAGAGAATGAAAACTTCTTAAACAGATCACAGATCTGCCGAGTTGTTTTCAATTGGTAAGGTTGATGAGAATCTTCCGAACCGCACGTCAACGCTCGAACTTTTCCCACAGTACGTGAGGTAAATGCCTCCTTTGCTGTGTTGTAGAAAGAGTCCGAAACGAAGGGTTTAAAGTCTTCGAGTAGACAACTCGCAAGTTTCCAAGCGAAATCATCGTGTGAGAGGCTTCCCAGCTTCTCATCATGGGGACGTTGTGTCATGGTGCTTCCTAGTTTCCAGATGAAACACAAGCTAGCCGTTAAAGGCTAGTTTTGTGCGGTGCCTTCTTGGTGCCCTTCTTGGATTGAAGGGGAGGTAGAGGTTTCGGTGACAGCCAAGGCAAGATACGCGCCAGCTTTGATTGCGATAAACGCAAGCGCTGCAGCAAGTATAATTGCAATAACTGCTTTCCCAAACTGTTCCACAGCTGCCTCACGTGAGTGAGCCAGCCGTCCAGAAGTTGTCCGAATCCGAATCGATCAGGAGCTGAGCTCCCAATTTCCTCAGATCAGCGTACTCAGTGGACGTGGACTCCGGATGGATGTCCATTTCAATACGAACAACATTGTTGACGTATTTTCCACTTGCCAAAAGTTTAGGCGCCGTCAAAGACGCCGTATTCTTCTGACGAGAGTACGTCCCATCCGACTGCAAAGCAGCCGGCTGGTAGCGAAACGTCGCGTGCTCACGCACGCGAAAATCCGCTACCGCGGGAACAGACACATGCACGCCGTTTGGAACGGTCACACCATCGTCCGCAAAGACTTTGGCGGTGCCACCGGTGTTACTAATAGTACCGCCGATGTTGATGGACATGTTTTTCAGGCCCATATCTTCCTTTCAGGATCTCGTCTTCAAACCTAGTAACCTTGACGTAATCAACGCAAGGTGATCGATTTGTTGAACGAGTGAGAGATCACGGTAATTTACCGTGGGGAGGGGTGGTATCGTTGGGTTAGCAACCCGGCTTATACTCTGAATTTCTTCAGAATAGTCACCCCCAGATTGGATGTACGTAGTAGGAGGAGCAGTCCCCACATCGATTCTCGCCTCTTTTATCGTATGATAATTGAGTTGATAATCTAGTGTGGTAGTCCAGCTACCTAATACAGTTACTCCGGGCTTCGGCGTAATGGCATTAAGCCACGGGCCGATATCGAGA